TATTATTGTAAGAGTTTGCTTCGAATGCCAGTTGGAGAATTTTTAAATCTAGCTGAAACTCAATCAAAGGATGATGAATATGAAATGCAGTGTGGTTTGATCTATGAATATAATCGTTTGAATGAAGATTCTAAAGTTTTCTTGGATATGCCTCTTGGCAACTTCCTGGATTATACGAAAAATATTCCGGATGAACCACCTGTGTTTGAGATACAGTCAGGCATTACGTCTGATTGTTCAGTCATGAAGGTCATGAATAGCGACAAAGAAGAAAATGTTCGCTTTCGTGATCAATTACCTGCTTATACTTATAACGTTGATAGTGAAATGGATGCTACGCGTATGTTGCAAGATACTAATGATGCAACATTAGAGAATTTTTTCAGTCGCCCCATCAAAATCGCTGAAATCGGTTGGGGTACTGGAACTAATCTTGGTGTAGATTTTGATCCCTGGGATTTGTACTTTAATAATACCAGAGTAATCAATAGGATCAATAACTACAACCTATTACGTGCGAAATTGCATCTTAAAGTTGTTATCAATGGTAATGGCTTTTTGTATGGACGAGTTCTATGTGCTTACCTACCCCTTGCTGACTATGATGCTGTTACTGAGACAGCTTCCTTAGTACCGGAGGATTTGGTTCAGGCATCACAGTGGCCCCATATTTTCTTGGACCCTACTACTTCGACTGGTGGAGAGATGGTTTTACCATTTTTCTATCACAAGAATTACTTGACCATCCCTGAATCTGAATGGACTGACATGGGACAATTGTATTTCAGAACTTTGAATACTTTGTTGCATGCCAATGGTGCTACTGATAATGTCACGATTTCCGTTTTTGCTTGGGCAGAAGATGTTAGCTTGTCTGTACTTACTTCGGTTGATACAACTACTCTGCAGCCGCAGATGGGTGAGGAAAGCGAAATTGATGAAGCTAACAAAACTGGCATGATTTCTGGGCCAGCTACTGCTGTGGCCAAGATGTCAAACGCTCTGTCTGCAATACCGGCTATAAAGCCTTACGCTTTGGCGACTGAGGCTGTAGCTAATAATGTAGCTAAGATTGCAAAACAATTTGGCTATTGTAGGCCACCTGAGACTAAGAATCCCTCGCCGATGAGGTTGTTTCCTACTAGTTCTTTAGCAGTTACTAATGTGCCAGATACGGCTCAAAAGTTAACTGTGGATGACAAGCAGGAGCTATCTATCGATCCGAGGATTGCTGGTTTAGGTTCTGCCGATCCTATGGCTATCAAGGAGATTGCGAAGAGAGAATCCTTTTTGACAAAGTTTTCATGGAATCAAGGCACTGTGCCAGAAACATTGCTATGGAATGCGAGAGTTAGTCCTGTGACTTGGGCCGAAAGCTCATTGTCACCGGTTTCTTTCCATTTTCCTGCATGTGCTATGGCAGCTATGCCGTTCAAGTTTTGGACCGGATCCATGAAGTTTCGATTTCAAATAGTTTGTTCAGCCTTTCATAAAGGTCGTCTGAAAATAGTATACGATCCAAACTACTTTGGTGCGATGGCTGGTGTTCGTTTTTCTGAATACAACATCAACTACACTGAAGTTATTGATATTGCTGATACACAAGATTTTACTATTGAAATTGGAAATGGGCAACCTTACACTTTGCTCGACCGACATACACCTTGTGTTGATTCTGTGACTCAAATGTATTCCACCACGGCCTATACTTCGAAAGAAGCTGGTAATGGAGTCATTGGCGTGTTTATTGTGAATGAACTTACCACGCCAAACAGTCTCACGGATAACAACATTGAAGTTAATGTTTTTGTGTCCATGGGCGAAGATTTTGAGGTTTTTGTACCTGATGATTCGTTTCAACGATTTGTTTTTAGGCCTCAAATGGGCGAGGAAATTGTTTCCGAAGCTCAAAATACACCTGAACCATCTGCTCCGCAGCAGGCTGAATCTGACAATTTAGGTCCATCCCAGCAAGATAATTCCATGATAAATATGGTTTATACTGGTGAGTCCATTTTGTCCTTTCGTACTTTATTGAAAAGATACAATTTGTGGAGGAGAGAGTCTCTGAATATCAACGCAGTGGGTGCCGCTTTTGCGTACACCAATGACATAAATATG